TAGTTTCAAAAGTTGAACCTGTAATCGTAGATGCGTTAGTTGATAAGTGGAATCCTTTAGTTGATCCTACCGCTTCAACACCTTTAAATTTCAATAAATCTTTATCAAATCCAACTTGAGATGATAATCCAAGTGAAACTTTTCTAATTTTATCTCCGTTTGTTAATATAGGTGAACCGTCAGCATTATAACCTACAGTGTCTCCCGCCTCAAAATATTGAGTTTTATATTTAACAGCTCCTAAAGTTGAACTTGAGAATGCTGAATTAGATGTAAATCCTTTGAAACCTGCTGGAAACGCATCCGTTGGGTGGTTTTCGGCCATAATCAACATAATGTATTTCGAACGTAATTCAAATTCACCATCTGACGTACCTATTTTTCTTGCGATAAATCCTGGCATATCTGGATTCATAGAACATCTTGAGAATTTTTCAATAACTACCATATTTTCGTCAGTGTCGTTGAAATCTCTAACAATTAAATCGAATTCTCCCGAATCAATGTTAATGTTCTGAATCATTATTTTAACTTGGAAGTTTGCCATTTCCCCGTCAGATATTGTTTGAACTTGGAATAAATCGGAAACGTTACCACCTCTAACTTCTGAAACGACCATAGGTGAAATTGTAGTATCCCAAGGTTGTAAGAAATTATCTCCTTCAGTATTATAAAGTAAAGTAGTACTCAATCCCCTAACTAAACCTTGTTCGAATGCATATTTTAAAAATTTAGAATAAGATTCGTGAACGTAAACAGGAAAATCCTCGTATGGTTTATCTGAAACATCGGTACCAAGTACTTTATTAATAAATTTACTTGATGTAGTGTCCAATGAACAAGTGTAAGTTTTTAAACCACCTGTAACTCCGTCCACAGCAAGTGTAAATTCACCGAATGGGTCGTTGTCTACGTTTATTGATGTCATAGTAACACCAGTATTATTTGTTACTTCGTGAACTAAAGTCTGCACATTGTAACGACCTCTTGGTCTTAAAGCCGCAACCACAACACCATCATTAACTAATGTGGCATCGTATGTATATTTTGTAACGTCGAATGTTGTGTTATTCCACTCAAAAAGGTATGAATAAACTTCATCAATTCCGTTATTGTAAACATTGAACCAGTTTTTATTAAAATTTGATTCATCGCTTAACGCACCCGTCATTGGTGATGAAACTTCAGTACCAACTGGAATATCTGCGGTTGGGATAGTTCCGATTACGAACCAATTTCCTGTTTGACCCGTAGTATATCCGCTAAAAGTCTCAACAATATAATCAGTGATAGATGTACCATCATTTGTTAATTTAGTTGATAATTCAGAATAAACTGTACTACCTGTTACTCCAGAAGTTGGTGCCATAGTTGTTGAACCACTTGTTGGTGCGGTGTCAAAATCTACCACTAAACCACCTAATGTTTGAATACCGAAAGTTTTGTTTGGTTTATATCCTGTTAATCCAAGTACTCTTGTTACGAATAATTGGTTAGATTCCTGTAAATAGGATTTTGCTACATAAGGTAATTCATATTTTGGATTACCCGCACCATCTTTTACAGGTGAAGTCGGTCCGAAATATGTTTTGAATTCGTCGTAACTACTTATTAGAACTGGTTCGAAGGCTGGACCTTTCAAGGTTTCACCGACAATACCAAGAGTTGTTACCCCGACGCTTTGAGCTACGAATGTTAAATCTTTCTCTGATGTATACACACCAGGAGAAACGAATACTCTGTTTGAATTTGCCATCGATTAATGTTTGGTTATTATTTTTTATTACTTATCTTATAAATATCTTTGTTTTTAGCAAAGATTTCCGTACTTTTCAGTAAAAAGATAGTATTTTATCTTTTAATATTATTTTATATCTTTTACAATGGAAAACACACAGAAAAACGTTAAAATAAGTGAAAAACACCACGATATGTTAAAAACTTATTGTGATAAAAATGGACTTAAAATTTATAAAGTTATCGAAAAATGGATTGACGATAATTGTAAACCTAAAAAAAAGGACATTTATGGGGACGATTAATATAAGTATGTTACTCCAATTCTTGAATTTAAAACCGGAACACCTTGAATCGTAACTTCATTTGATGAGGTAATTTCAAATCCAACTCCTTCGTCTTCAACTAAACCATTAATATCAAAAGTTACCACACTATCAATTGTGTTGAGTAACGTAAATGATAGTGATGACCCGTCATATGTGAAATATTCTGTTGTTACTTGAATTGGTTTTCCGTAACTATCTATAAAGACACTATTCCTTCCTTTATAATATGTGATGGTTACACTACTACCTTCTAACGGTGCTGACGCAAACGTTATTTTAGATGTACCTGGAATATGGAAATAATCAACATCCCTTTCTTGAATAAGTCCATTAATTGTTACGTTAAATAGAATACCAATGCTCTCACCGACACTAAAGGCAGTTTGTAAACCATCGGCGGGGAACGTTGCAACTGTAATATCTATTGTTTTGTTGATGTATTTTTTTTGATAACCTTTTGATTGTATAAATTCGTTCATCAAAAACATTCTACTTACCGCAGGTTTCACTTCAAATTCCTCACTATCAATTAAGAACCCTAACATTGTAAATTTATAATTTTGAATATAAAATCTACGACCGTCAATAGTGTCCATAGGTGTGTTATCGTCAATCGAATCTAACACGATGGGAATATAATGACCTTTTACAGATGTATAAGATTGTCTCGATGAGAACTTTTGTAAAACAATTTTGTTAAAACGATTTAAATCTCTAAATTTAGTACAGATAATACTTACCTCAAAACTAATATCAATAGCCACTGGTTGTGGCATCTTATAGATATCCGCACCCATTTGGGATCCATTCCAAGTAGGAACTGTCGCATAATGGAAAGATTGTCTATCGGGTATTGTTCTTTGAATAGAAGGGTTAGTTCCAGGTTGTACATCAGGTTTTCTAATAACGGCGATAAATGGTAATTTCATATTACCATCGTCATCTGAGAAAGACCAATTGTTGGTAAATTCACCCCATCTTTGGATTGTTAAAATTTTTGGTATGATTGGGATTTGAGTACCTTCAGATATTACCTTGAAGTGTGTTTTTATAAAATCCAACATTCCTCCGTCCAAATCGTCGTGTAAAACGGAGTCGGGCATATATGAATCAGAGTTTGTTATTCTATCTAACAACTCTTGTCTTCTTTCCATTACTTGTTTACCTTGATAAACTTCTTTACCTCCGTATACATCAATATTGTTCTTTCTTTTAGGTATTCCCATTTTAAACTCCTCTGAATTCTGTTTCTTGTGCCGGAGCGCAAGTTATTGTTCGATAGTGTGGTTTATATCCAAACATTTTGTGTTTGTTGTCTGACGTAACCCTACCATCATTAGTAACTGTATAATACCTAACTTTATCTTCCGAATCGGCATAACCCACAAAATCACCATACCTAACATCTATCTTTAATTCTTCCAAATGACTAATGTAGACAGATAGAATAAGATTACCAGGTTCCGAATATCTTAATAATCCCGATTTATATGAATTATTCTTAGGTTCCTCAATTTTTACCAAAGCATTAAACTCTACGGGTGGAAAATATTTAATCTCATCTTTCCCAACCTCAGCGTAAACTGAATCGGTATCTGTATTTGACCTATCCACTCTATATAAGACTAATTTCATATTTAGGTCTCCGTGTAAGTATTCCTGACCCATTTGAATGTTAATATCAAAATCGTCCTTTGAAAAAAACTTAGATAGTCTTGTTATTGGTAGTTTATTGTTCATATCCCTTATAAATAGTTTAATATTATGTTCTATTTATGTATATTTTATAATATATGGAAAGTATCAATATTCCCGAAATCGAAGCGAGAGAAATGTTATCAACCTACGAAGGTTCTAACAATCAATTATTGGAGTGGAAACGAAAATTTACGGACGTTAAAAATTTTAAATTAACAAGACCTCAGGCGGAATACGCCCTAAAATATAAAGACGTAACACCTAAAGTGGCGAAGAAACATATTAGTATAGTATCTTCGTTTGGTGAAAAAATTATGGAAGATAAACTTCTAACGTCGGTACCAGATAAAATTTGGTGTGAGAAATTGTTATGTGAATCAGATAAAGCATTCCACATATGGGGTAAAATTTTAGAACACGAACAATTAAATGCGTTTTGGTTACCTAAAGCTGCAGTTGTTCAACCTGAGAAAAAACTAAATAGAGTCATTGATTATAGTCCTTACGATAGTCGACCACCTATGGACCACCAAAAAATTGCAATTGAAAAATTATTAGCTAATGATAAATTCATTTTGGCGGATGATATGGGATTAGGTAAAACAACCTCAGCCGTTATTGCGGCTTTGGAAAGTGGAGCTAAGAAAATCCTAATTGTGTGTCCAGCGTCTTTAAAAATTAATTGGCAAAGAGAAATTGCAAACTACTCCGAAAGAAAATCATTAATAGTCGAGGGACGTAAATGGGGTTCGACGTTCGATTTTTACATTATTAATTACGATATTATAAAGAACTACCACACCACCGATAAAAGTGAAGATAGTGACGATTATAGGTTGTTAGTTAATGAAAATTTCGATTTAGCAATCGTTGACGAAGCACATTACATTTCAAACGCAACAGCAAATAGAACTCGTTTATTAAACGACGTCTTAGATACGATTCAAAAAGTTTGGTTATTAACAGGTACACCAATGACATCAAGACCAATTAATTATTTTAATCTTTTAAAAATTGTTGATTCACCTTTAACATTAAATTGGCAAAGTTATGTTCGTAGATATTGTAAAGGATACCAATTTAGTGTGGGAGCTCGTAAGGTTTGGAACACAAGTGGTGCGAGTAATCTTGATGAACTTAGAGAAAGGACTAAAAATATAGTATTAAGAAGGATGAAAACCGACATTCTTGATTTACCTGAAAAAATTGTTACACCAGTATTTGTTGAACTTACTAGTAAAATGTATGATGAGGAATTGGAAGAATTTACACGTATAACAAACGATAAAAAGGACGAGGAGACAATTAGTGTAACTCTTAATCGTTTAATGAGAATTAGACAATTAATTGCTTACGAAAAAATACCATATACTTGTGAGATTATTGATCGTTGTTTGGAACAAGGTAAAAAAGTAATTGTGTTAACAAATTTTACAATGAGTCTTGATATGTTACACGAGAAATATAAAAAGAACTCAGTTACACTTGATGGTCGTATGAATAAGGATAAACGACAAGATAATGTGGATAGATTCCAAAATGACGATAAAATTAAGGTGTTTATTGGTAACATTAAGGCCGCGGGTGTTGGTATTACATTAACGGCCGCGGAAGTTGTTATTATGAACGATTTATCGTTTGTACCCGCTGACCACTCACAGGGAGAGGATAGAGCATATAGATATGGACAAAAAAATAGTGTTCTCGTATACTATCCTGTATTTGAGAACACTGTTGAAAAGATAATCTATAACATTCTTCAAAAGAAGAAAAACGTCATTGACCAGGTAATGGGTGATGGGGAATATTCCGAATCTTTCAGTAAAGATTTACTAAAACAATTACTATAGTTTAGAAATTTGTTCCTTAACGATATTAACCAAATTAGGGTCATTAATGTCGTTAAGGTAAAATTTTATTTCTCTAATTGAGTTTTCGGTAGAATCCTCGAAATAATTTTCACCGATTTCACCTTTTTCAAAATTAAAAATGTATTTGTTCTCGTAACATATTCGATTAATATCCATTAATAAATTTGTAAATTCTTGATTTTCTTTATCCATTTGTTTTATTTCTAATGTTTTGTTTATAAAAAATGATTTATCTCTATTTCCACACTGGGTAATGTCTTTTGAATTACGAAACAAATGAATTTTATTATTTGATTCTATTGTGATTAAATCTAAATTTTCTCGGTATGTTAATTCATTATATATAAAACTATATGACACGTAGTGATTCTCATTATCATATAGTTTAGATGATTTATGTTGTGTATTTTTATATGAATCCTCGAAGTATAACACTAAATCTGTCCCTTTATTCATATCTTTAAAATCACCTCTTTTGTAATTTACATTAACTTCACCAATTTCGTAATGTTTCTTTATAGTTAAAATTGCAGATATTTCGGAAATTAACCCCCCGTTCCAAGATTTCTGAGCGGTAAAAAACATATCCTTAAATACGCCTGACCCAGGGGTGAAAATAATTTGTTTATCTTCTTTTAATTTAGTTTCAACATAATCTAACGTATTTGATACAAATGTTGATTCGAAATCTAAATAACCAATATTTCTATTGAATTTTATTTCAACGTATTTTAGTAATAAATAAATACAACTATAATTTGTGTTTATGGAATTTATCCACGACCACTCCCACACGTTGTTATTATAAAAATATACACTCTTATTATTTGAATTTATTGAATACCTACCATTTTTAGTATAATCGATACCACTAATAACTCCGTCAATAATTTTTCTTAATTTTTTTTGTAAATCCTTATCCCTTACATATAAGGTTTTAAATTCTTTTTCAGATACCATATATAAAATATAAAAAAAAATTTGGTAAATTCATAATAAAAACATAGATATTTATGAAATATGGATACAACTATCATCACACAACAGGAAAAAGAAAAATTATACACTCAGGTATTTCACCTATTAGGTATGCCAGTTAGGGGTATTGAACTTACCGAAGAACAGATGGATACCTTCATTGAATTGGCATTATCTGAATATGAGCAATATGTTAGCGATTGGTTAATAGAATCTCAATGGTCGGCATTAGCGGGGTTAGATATAGATACACAATCATTAACTCGAGCATTCACAACAAGAAGTTTAGATTATGAAACACAATATAGTCATTCATATTCTAAAATTGTTGGATTACAAGCTGGTGGAGACTCCGAACTTAAAAAAGATTACTTTGATTTAGTTGCAGGTCAACAAATGTATGAAATACCCGCAGGAAGAGAAATTAACGAACTTTTATGGTATTCTAGGTCTGAGTTAACCGATTCTATTATTGATCCGTTTTTGGGTGGTTTTGGTGGATTAGGGGGTATCGCAGGTTCAGGTGGGTTTGCCCAAATGGCGAATGGTGGTTCTTATTTTATGATGCCAGCGTTCGACCTATTATTAAGAATGCAAGACAGAAATATAAAAAATAGATTAATAGGTGGTGATTTAACATATAGAATAACTGCAGGTCCTAACGGAACTAAAGTTGTACATCTTTATAACGTACCAGGAGGTAGATTCGATTTTGCCAATATGAAACGTAATAATAAAGTATGGTATTGGTATTACGATACAATTGATAGAGATACTTGTTTAAAGAATAATAAAGATATTGTGAAATTACCTTCAGATATTGAAACTGAAGAATTGACTTGGGGGTCTTTGAATAAACCTGCACAAAACTGGGTTAGAAAATATTTGATTGCCTTTGCAAAAGAAGGGTTGGCTAGAATATGGGGTAAGTTCTCCGGTGATTTACAAGTTCCAGATAGTCAGGTAAAATTAGATTACTCTTCATTATTGACTGAAGCCAAAGATGAAAAATCTAAATTAGTTGAAGAATTAATGCAACGATTAGAAAGACTCCGCCCCGAAAAAATCTTAGAAAGAAAGGGTAACGAAGCGGAGAATCTTAATAAATCATTGAAGTATCGACCTATGATATCACCATTTAATGTGATTTAACTTTCAATAGCGTGTAAGGCGAGGTCATTACTATTTGTTGTGATAATCTCGTCTTCATTACTTTTAATACTTTCAGCTTGATTGGTAAGAACTTTACGATTATGGTCCACCCAATATTGGTCAACTAATTGTAAACTATCCTCAACATACATAAAGTAAGGGTCTCTACCTACCTTATTCCAAAAGATAACTTCACCTTCGGATAGTGTCATAACTTCTTCAAACTTATCTTGACCGTCTTCTTTTAACGGGAAACCATTTACTAACTCACATTGTAATTTAGTAAAGTATTGTCTATCCTCAGGATTTTCAATTAAAATATCCTCTCTTATTGATGGATTAAACGCCACTAATAGTGGTTCCACTCTTTTATTAAAATTACTTAAATAACGTGGTACATTATAGTCACCTAATAAATTAGGGTTTTCAGTAATTTCTTTTTCGGGAATCATATAACAGTTAATTTGAATGTAATCATTCGGCATAGGTTCCCCGTGTTTATCCATATATTCCTGTTGTAACTTTTTAGTCGGTTTAGAAATTCTTGTAACATCCCCCGAAGATTTTTTATCTCCATTATTAATGTAATAGATAGTATCACCTAAACCCGCAGGATAATCGTTCCCAACAATTAATTCCATATGTGCTTGTCTTGACATTAAGGAACCCGCCTTAGTAGTCTTTGAACAATACTTTTTATAGTCATTTACAGACATCTTAACACGAGCTTTATTTGCAATCTTTGATAAAGGTATTTCTTTATTGTAAATCTTACTCACATAATCGTAATATAACTCCACGAAAGATAAACCATCACCATTTAATAGGTATTTTAAACCTTCATCTAAAAATTCCACTACATATGTTTGTAATTTTTTTGATTTAATGGTATTACCTGTTAGTTTAATTTTTTCTTTACCCTTCTTAACTAATTTGATTATATAGTTCTTACGAGAAACGTTAATACAAGATGGTGCGGTGTAATCGATATCTAATCCCATTTCATTTCTCATAAAGATGTCATTAAATTCCGCAGTGTCCGCCTCAATTCCGTGATATTCCTTACCCTCGATAACTAACTCATTTAATCCCTTACCTATGTAGACAGCATCTAACGCCGATTTAGGCGTTTCAAAGTTAACCCCATCGGTATCCATTACAAGTGGTTTATAACCTTTCTTCATAAAGAACATAATCATCATACGTAAACATTGACGACCTATACAGGTAATTGTCTCACCCGAATCCATTTCCCCCCAAGGGAATACGTGAGGTGCCGATAATGAACCAAAATAAGCATTAATAAAAATCTTAATTGGTAATTGTTTACGGTCGTACATTTCCGCAAGTACAGGGTCACTATCTTTTAATTCACCCGCAAGATGTTTGTATTTAATACGAATGTTACGGAAATATTTTAACATAGATTTCTGAACACCCATAACATCACAATCAGGGAATACATCATACACAAGTTGAATTGACGGATAAAGTGAAGAGTAGTCAAACTTAACAATGTTCTCCGCGTAACCCACATTTAATAATCGAGATAATCCACCCGTAAATGCTCGTTTTTCGTCTTTCGACGGAATTGCAAGTTTATGTTCGTATGACCACGCTAACATTATTAATTTCCATAATGTTGCGGTACCCATAGTTGCCGCCCTTTCATACGTTGTTGGTACAAGTTTAGATAATAGGAATGTTGATTGACTGAAACTATCGTCTACAACCATAGTTTCATAAAGGTCATCATCCAAATATTGTTCAATAATTTTACGACCAGGCCAAATTTCAAATTTACCTGGATATTTTTCTAACAACCCATCCGTACCCGGGTCACCAATTTGTTTATACCCACCTGTTTTTGGGTTAACATAATAACTTTCATTTTCAATGTAGATTTTAGAAATTTTTCCACCATCCACATAGATACGATTTTCTTTCTCTTTTTCTAAGTATGTAGTTATGTACTTCAACCCCCAAGACTTTATTTCGGAATTGATGGCTTGAGCCCTACGAACCGCGTGTGCAATATCGATAATATTAAATCCCCATATAACGTGTTGTTTATAGGTTTCCATCTCATTTGCCAATTTCAACATCCCCTCTTTCTCTTTCATTCCCTTTTTAGTGAATATCTGAGTAAGACCATCAACGTCAACACCTAAAATTTCCGCTCTTTTTAATATAAATGGCCAGTCAAAGAACGCCGAATTATAACCACTAATAATTGTTGGTTTTTTCTCTCTAATAATATTAAAGAAATCTTCAATACATTCCTTTTCACCATCTTCACCGAATGCGGGTATAGTTTTTTGTAAACCACGATTATCTTTTACTCCGATTAGAATGATTTTACAGGTTTCAGGATCAAGACCCGTGGTCTCGATATCGAATACAAATCGATAAACACCACTGTAATCTTCAATACCTTTAAATAAACGTTTTTTTGTTTGAACCAAGTACTGTTCAACCGGTGATAAAATTTGAAAATGAACTCTAGACGTTTCCCCCCAAGGGTCTAAACCACCTTCTTTAAAAAATGAAACTAAGTTGGTGTAACTTTTAAGACTTTTCACCATATACTTTAGTCCATTCTCAAGTCTCACATTCCCTTGGGTTTCCAATCTTTCGATTAAGATTCCGTGTTTGGTCATAGCCTTCCTCTGGTCAGTTTTAGATTCCTTATAAAATCCTAAACCAACTAAATCACCTACCCATAAAAATGCGGTAAATGTATCAGGTTTAACAATTTTCCCCAATTTAGGGTCTTGAATGATTTTGTAGATTTTGTTGGATGGATAGTCATATTCAACACCAACGATGAATTCTTCGGGGTCTGCCCCGTTTAGGAAATCTTCGATGATTTCCTGAGAGATTACTTCTTTCATTATTTTGTATTTAACGACATATTATCTTGTGATTAATTCACAATTTGTCTTATTCGATACAAATGTAATGAAAAAGTTCTTAAATAAAAAATTATTTATGTTTTATTATTAATTCACCTAAAACCTCAATTAATCCTACTAATTTTTGAAATTTAGTTTGAGTGATGTTAACATTTTTTGTTGTGGAATTTAATTCTTTAATATATTTTTGATATTCCTTTTTAGCCTCTTCTATATTAAAATTACCGTCTTTAGCATTTTTGTAGTATTTTAATTTCACATCGAAATGGTGAAAAGTTAACATTGACGGCCCGCCCTTTTCTTTTGCGGATTTGGCAATCTTTTCAGCTCCACCTAATCTTTTTTCTGCGAAAACTTCAAATTGGGATTTTTCCTGTAGTTTTTTTATCTGAGATTCTGTTAAAATGATTTTCATTATACTATGTTGATAAAAAGTTTTTCCGAAATTGGTGTTATTAGTTTGGTTGTTGGATTACCTTCCGTATCTAAGAATTGTATGTTAATAACACCCTCAAAACGTCCTTTATTTGATGTATTTTCTTCGGTAAAACGATACGTTATGTAATATTCGTCAGTTGTTTGGTTATACTTTTTGGTCCTCGTCGTTAATAAACAAGGACCATTTAAAATATAATATTCTTCCGTAGTGACATCAAACATTTCAAATGTGATGTCGGAATTCTCTAGCATATCATTAAAGGACGACTTGTCATTTTTACCGTCATCTATCAATCTCATTTTTAGGATTGGTTCTGTCGACCCTTGTCTGATGAAAAATTCCATTACTTAATTGTTAAAATAAATTCGTTACCTGATTTGAACGGTGCTGTGTCCGTGTCTTTTAATTCACTTGACATATAGTAAAATTCTTCTTTAACTACTTCAAACGGAAATCCTAATTCACCTTTAATTACACCTTTAATGTGTTCTACTGTCAACGGTTCATCAGTATTAAAATGTTTTGAGA